CGTATAGTGCCATTATCTATGATCCTGTTGCTCAGACTGAAGTTTCTGGTAAAGCCACATCAGTTGAAAGACCAATGGCCAGTTTGACAAAACTCATGACTGCCATGGTGGCACTAGATTATGATCGCGATCTTACACATCGAATCAAAGGCAAAACTCGCGAAGAACTGTTTCAAGCACTTTTGGTGCGTAGTAACAACCACGTAGCAGAACTTTTCAGTCAAAACTATCCTGGTGGTCGCAAAGCTTTTTTGACAGCTATGAATGCCAAAGCGCAAAGTCTGGGCATGACCAACACCCATTTTGATGATCCAAGCGGTAGAATAATCACAAATAAATCAACTGCTCAGGATGTGGCTATCATGGTGTCTGCGGCATATTCCTATCCAGCCATACGTAGAATTAGCACTTCCAAAACAATGGAAGTCGAGCATCAAGTTAAAAAGTCCAAGAAAAAATACCGCACTGTGGTGTCACAGCAGCCTAATACCAATCGACTTATTTTAAACGAGTTTGGTACAGCGGTTGAAGTTAGTAAAACAGGATTTACCAATCCTGCAGGTTACTGCGTTGGTGTGGTAGTTAGATACAAAGAGCATCCATACGTGGTTGTTATCATGGGGGCTCGCAATCCTCAACACCGATTGGAGATTATCCGTAATCTTTATTGGACAGATATAGCGCATTTGTTAACAACTTAGCAACTTTCTTGCTAAAATAACAACGGTTGACCATTTATTCTGATTTCTATATAATAATGGTTTACTTGCTGTTAAGGAGACAAATATGGGTTTAGACCAATACGCTTATGCTGCTGCTAGAGCCGGACAAAATCAAGAATGGTGGGAAAACGCTGAATTTGATGAAGTTGGAAAAACTTATGTTAATAGCAACATAAGCAAACCAAGAGAAATTGCGTACTGGAGGAAGCATCCTAATTTGCATGGTTGGATGGAACAACTTTGGCAAAAGAAAAATGATAATCCCGCAGCTGATCCTATGTTCAACGGAGTGGAACTAGAACTTACATGGGAAGATCTAGAACAGTTAGAGGAAGATATCACAAATCAAAGGCTTCCATCTACTTCTGGGTTTTTCTTCGGCGAAGATAGTGACGAATACTATCGCGAACAAGATTTAAAATTTATTCGCGAAGCTCGATCTGAAATCTTTTTGGGTTTGAAAGTTTTTTATAATTCAAGTTGGTAATTGGAGGTCATATGAAAAATTTCCTACTTGGTACTATTTTTGGTTTAATCGTGGCCACGGTTGGTTTTACAGGTCTTGCCCGTATTGCCGACAATGCAGTTGATGCGACCAAAAACAAAGCCGAAGAATTGGCCCGTGAAAAACGGTAAAATTCTGGCTTGACCACTATTTGAGTGATATGTATAATAGTGGCTATGCTGTAAACACAGCTACTTTTTTTTCTTAACTTAGGCATTGAAAGGCACTTAAAATGGCAACTGATAAACTCTTTACTGTAGCAGGTTATGCAACTAATCCTAACGGCACTGTCAAGGTCCGCTTTGCAAACGATCTTGTGGCACGTATCAAGATTCTTAACAAAGCAGGCTGCACTGATATTAACTTGGTAGAATTGCCTAATGCAATGACCAAGGTTCAGGCACTTGAGTATCTTAGTACACTAGGTGTCAGTGGTGATGCTGGATTTGTTGTAAGTTCTAAACTGTCCGAAAAACAAGCGGCAGCTGAACGTGCAAACAAAAGTGTTACTCTTAAAACTGGCGGCAAGGTCAAAGTTGGCGCTAAGTCTAAAGAGAAAGCCACTGCTTGATCTGGGCCAACTCTACAAAGAGCCCGCTTAGTGCGGGCTTTTTTATATGACAAATGAATTTAATTTAGAAAAAGATCTTAGAAATACCGATTGGATCCGAGCAAAGATTCAATCCAGTGATTCTTATGCTCAAAATTTATACGCTGCTTTATGTAACAATGGCTTCTTACCTAAGAATGTTTTTGAAGTTTTAAAAAATAACGAGTGGTGTTGTTCATGGCGCTACGCAGGTGGCATGGTGGCTGATATTCGTAATGGCGGTCATTATCTTGATTATTATTGTTCAAGTCATAGAACAGACAGGCATAAAAGTTATGTATATGAACAAACTGTCACTGACGAAATCCGTGAAGATCTAGATCGACTTGGTTGGATAGTTGTAAGCGATATAATAGATACTAAATAAATTTGATGGAAAATGCCGAAATAGAACTTAGAGTAAGACAGTTAGTAAGAGACATAGTGCTTCTACTCAAAAGTAATGGCATAAGCACTATCAGCGTTGGGGGCATTCTCCGTGTATTGGGTGTACCCAATGACGTTGCAAAAACACACGACGAAGAATACATGGAAATCGTTGATGACAACGATGACCAAATTGACGAAATAATACCGCCTGGAACAACTTTGCATTGAGCCGAGATTTTAGCGAGCACGATGCTTTGTATGTTATTACTCTACGTGACAACAAAGCTGAAATAAAACTACGTGCCTGGGTCAAAACAAGCCAACACAATTTAGCCGAAGTAGACGGTCATCGTCTACGACTATTTGATCATAATACTTGGTCAAGATTTTTTATGACATGGCAATATGGATTTGAGCAACTTACTGTTTGGGATAATTGGAATCGCAGACATATAGATGTTGTCAAATAAACTATTGACGCGGTTGTAAAACTACTATATAATTTATTCACAAGGAGACTACAATGAGCAATAATCACGACGCAATTAAAACAGCATTTGAAACATATCTAGCTGAAAACGAAAAATTTACTCAAAAAGGTGTAAAGGCATCAGCCGCTAGAGCACGTAAGGCTCTACAAGAAATGGGCAAGGCCTTAAAAGAGCGACGTAAAGAGATTACCACAGAAAAAGAAGCTTTAGCCAAAGAAGGAAAATAACTTGTTGACCCCATTACAAGAACATTGGGATAACAAAACTCTTGATTATGATCTAGAGAAATACAATTGGCCAGCCTGGGCGTTAAGTGTAATTCAAGAAGTGGCGCCTCAGGTTCGCGAATTGGAAACTTTGCATGAAGTAGTATCATTATTAGATATCGTAAAGGTAGCTAATCATGTTCAAAATGCCTGTAGTAGATTAGACTTTATGCAAAAGTTTGATGCCTTTACAGCCGAATATGTGCCGCAGAGAATTCAAAATAAACGCTTTTTAATTCAACGGCAAGGTACACTAAGAGTGGTCATTCCAAATCAATCAAGTCATGGCAGACGGTTGGCATTTCACCAAGGTATTTTTGTTGGCAACGGTCGTGGATGTAGGACTATTTGGACTCCAATGACTAGGGCCGAAAAAACCAATACCATGTGGATCATGGGACTTGATATTAGTAGAACTTTGACCAAAAGAGTATTATCTGAGAAATGGAGCTTGGAAAGGTTCGAAGACGAATGTCTCAAGCACGCCTGGCCAGTAACACTTGATCCTGGTCAAAGCCATTTGTTTTTTCAAGAACACTTACACGGTAACGTTGATAATCAAGAAGGTTATACTCGTGTCAGCATGGACATGAGAATTCTAATTGAAGGCGAGGAATGGGGCCGCCGACTGCCAGGTGGTTTTATGCGATTACCTGGTGATTACGAAGTAAGTAAAGAGCAAGATAATACTGGTAGAAAGTTTATCACTTATGCAGGTTGGAACAGTGAATTCAGTCGCGGCATTCCTTTACCAATGCAACGTGCTACCATAGAGGTGTACTGTCAAAAAAATAAGATTAGGTATAATAGTTATGAGTTTGAAAACGAACACATGGACTGGCAACCTGGTCTAGAGCACTATATCAAAGAAAAACCAGACGGTATTGTTCTGGCAAGCATGTACTGCTTAACTGATGACACAGACCGACGACGCGAAATTCTAACATTGGCGTTAGATCTTGGAGTAGAATTACACTTTGCTAATGAAGCTGTTGCTCTAAGAACAAAAGATGATTTTGATAAAATTGAAACTTACTTAACCTTTGCGGTTGCCAAAAAAGGTCCGCAAGTTTGGGAACCAAACTATGAAATCCTTTATTCGTAATGTGATAGAAAATCCAGATAATCCAGAAGAATTAATGTTGGACTTAGGTAACGAAGTCTGCGATGAACTAGGATGGAAAGAAGGAGATGTAGTGGAGTGGATTGATAATAAGGATGGTACATGGACATTGAGGAAAAAGACGATAGACTCGAAAAGTTAAAGCAGGCGTTAGCTACGTTTGATAGCAGTCCTCCTTCCCCTGAACCGCAGAGTGCATATACATGGGATACTTTTGATATTAGCTCAATCCCATCTTTGACCACAATAGATCTTTCGCAACTTAATTCGGCTACAATGGGCAGTTTACGACCAAACGTTTCAATTAGTGGAAATGCATCAACTGTTTGGGCAGTAGGAGGTGGAGGTGGTGCAGGTGGGTTACATGTTTCTCCAAGTACTACTACAACAATAAGCGGCGGATCATGGACAAATGGCAAGGTAAAGATTGATGCCGCTGATGTTGAAATTAACGGAAAAAGCCTAATGACAACACTAGAAAGAATTGAGACGCAACTAGGTATTTTAGATTGCGATGAAATATTAGAACAGGAATGGGCAGATCTACGCGACCTAGGCAAACAATACAGAAAAAAGAAAATGCACATCGAAGAAAAAATGAAAACTTTTGAAACTTTAAAAAGATGAAACCTCAAAAACGTATAGAAAAAATTTCCAGTTGGATAAACAGCTACGCCAAAAAACATAAAATTTCAACTCTTGTTGTTGGTATTAGTGGCGGTATTGATAGTAGTGTTGTCAGCACCTTATGTGCTAGAACAGGAATTGACACTGTAACGGTAAGTATGCCTATTAGACAAAGTCGAGTAACGCATAGCCTTAGTTTGGCTCACGGCGAATGGTTAAAAGAAAACTATCCTAATGTTGATCACTACATAGTGGATCTTACTCCAACATTTAAACAATTTGAAAAAGCTCTAGCGTCCTTTGAAAACGAATTAGCATTTGCTAACTCAAGAGCAAGACTCCGCATGACCTGCTTATATCAAATTGCACAGGCAAATGGTGGAATTGTTGTGGGCACAGGTAACCGCGTAGAAGACTTCGGAGTAGGTTTTTTTACCAAGTATGGGGACGGCGGAGTTGACATATCACCTATAGGTGATTGTATGAAATCTGATGTTTGGGAAATGGGACGCTATTTAAACATCTTGCCAGAAATTATCAATGCCCCACCTACAGATGGCCTATGGGCCGATGGCCGTACAGACGAACAGCAATTGGGCATGCCTTATTCGGATCTTGAAACAGCCATGCTTGAAGATGAAAACAAAATCCGCATTAGCGAGTCCGTTAATGCAGATAATTTAAAGCGTTATAGACTTATTCGCCAAGCCAATTTACACAAAATGGAACCAATTCCAGTTTGCAAATTTTAATTCAACTCTATCTTAGTGATTCTTTCATGAGATAAACTGCTAAGATTTGACTTTTTTCAATTAACTACGTATAATATGGCATTGCACAAAGCTATATAAACTACGTTCTTTTGAACCAGTAGCGGTTTTTATATATTTTTGGACCGTTGCGACGCAGTCATTATGATGCGCTAACCTAGGAGGATATACCGATGGCAAAATATATAAAATTTTTATTTTATATCGTCGCAGGAGTATTTGCATTTACTATAGTAGAAGCAACCAGTAAACAAAAGTTTGCTGAGTTACAGGCAGAAGCTGATATAACACCTACTTCAATAGAAACAATTAGGGAAAAACAGCGTCAATTAGCTTGCATGACACAGAATGTGTATTGGGAAGCCGCAAGCGAACCAGCTGAAGGTAAAATTGCTGTAGCACAAGTGGTCATGAACAGAGTTAAATCTGGACAGTTTCCTACAACCCCATGCCAAGTAATTTTTCAGAAAAGTGTAATTTATGAAAAAGTTATTTGCCAATTTTCTTGGGCATGTGATAGAGTTATGACAAGTAAGCCGGTAAGACAAGATTTATGGCGAGAAAGCCACGAAGCTGCAAAAATGGTTTTAATTGAGGGGTATAGGCTTCCAAGTATTGAGGGCGCACTTTACTATCATGCAGATTATGTCAATCCAAATTGGGGCCGGAAAAAACGAGCTCAAATTGGCCGACACATTTTTTACTAAGAGGAGTTTATGGATCTTAAAACCTTTGTTGAAAAAATCAACAATCTCATTAACGTTGATCGTGTTCAAAAGGCCATAGTTGATGTAGTTGCCCCAATATCAGCAGAGACATTAAATTGGATCGGTGTAATCTTAATCCATGCAAGCACCATTCCAATGCTGTTGGCTGTGTTTACTGGGTTAAGTGATAGAATGCCGCCCATTGACATGGTACTATTGATGTGGGGAGGTCTAATTGCGCTGTTTGTTCAGGCTGCTGTGATTAATAACAGAATACAAATGTTCACAATTAGCGCAGGATTTATGATTCAATCAATTTTAATGGCTTTAATTTTCTTTAGATGACAAAAAAACGAATCCTATTAGCCGGAGACAGTTGGGGAGTAGGCGAATGGCTCCCTCCTCATATAGCTGGTAATCGTGAGCCCGGACATCCCCATGGAGGGTTAGGCCAGTATATGAAAGAAGATGGACATCATGTTTGGAATATCAGCCAACCTGCAATATCAAACTTAGCCATAACCGAACGAATTGCTAATTGGATGGTTAATTTTCATGATCTAAAAGTTGACTTTATAGTCATGTTTGCAACAGAATATACTCGGGACATGGATTACGAATTTCCCATTGAGTTTAATAAAATTCAACATGCTACTGAACTTTCTGGAATTTGTCTTAGTAGATCATACTATCGTTTACGCGATATTAGCCAGAAGTATAATGTTCCAATATATCTAATAGGTGGTTGTGTAGATACCGTTTGGCTTGATAATTGGCAAGACGTTTATACAGGAGTGCATGTAATTTGTCAAAGCATGGTGCATTTGGTAATAAATGATAATCCAAGAACCGATCATCCAGTTTACAGTTGGTATGGAGTAAAAACTGAAAAAACTGTAATGAAACTTAAATCAATTTTGGTACCTAATGAAGTAGAAGTTTTAATTGACTTAATGGATCAAGGGTTTAGGAGACAAAGTTTAATATTTGAACATCCTAAATGGTTTTGGCCTGATGGGGTACACCCTAACAGACTAGCCCATAGAAAGTTATATGATTTTTTACAACAACAAAAGTTGTTTGATTAGCAACATTGACCAATAATTCTAACCCTGCTATAATAGACTACTATTGGGAGATCACTATGACAATGCACTTAGAAGGTCCATGGCTTACTACCACTGGTAAACACAAAACTAAGCGTCGTTGGGCATCCGCAGAACAAAAACGCAAACATGATGAACTTGAGGCGTCTTGGCAATCTATTAAGGCAAAGTATGCACCCACCAGCAAGTTACCTGTGAAGGTAGCTAAAAAAAGTTTTACCCCACCAGTGGTTGTACGTAGAGATACAGGTCCACGACTGCCGAGTCTTGACACAGGCTACAAAGGGGCTGTAAATGTCAAGGCTCCTATGCAATATACTGGTACAAAAGTAAAAGGTATTGGCACCATGCATAAATCCAATGCTGTGCCTATTTTTACTGACGACGAGGCCGTTGATATTGCTCACATGCGACGATAAGTAACAGATGGCAAAAGAAGAAACTGTAGAAACACAAGGAACGGTAGTAGATATATTACCTAGTGCAATGTTTAAAGTTCAAATTGAAAGTTGGGATAAGCCTGTGATAGCTTATCTTAATGGCAGAATGAAACAAAATAACATAAAAGTTTTACTTGGTGACCAAGTACTGCTTGAATTTAGCCCGTATGATCTGACACGTGGGCGGATAACTAGAAGGTTATAAATACGGATATGCAAGAAGATATTCGTAAACACCTTGAGCTGTTAGAAGCCTCAACTAGACCTGCTAAGTTGGAGACTACTCCATTACCTTACGGCGTAAATGATCTTGAGCCGGTAATGAGTTCAGATACAATAGAGTACCATTATGAAAATTTAGCCAAAGGTTATGCAAAACGATACAACAGCGGCGAAGGCAATGATAATTTTAATCGTGCTGGCAGCTATCTACATAATAGGTTCTTCCCTCAATTCCGAGAACCAAAAGGTGCCAATCGTCCCCGAGGTGCGATTGCCACGCTCATAGAAGAAAAATTTAAGACCTATGAAGATTTCCAAAATCAACTCAAAGAAAAAGCAATGGCTATACAGGGCTCGGGTTGGGTGTATCTCTCCACTAAGGGCGAAATCAAAACTATTCCCAACCACCAAGTCCGCACGGACATTGCACTACTTATAGATTGGTGGGAGCATGCCTGGGCTCTAGACTATCAAAGTGATAAAGAACGCTACTTAGATAATATCTGGCGTATAATAAATTGGGACGTAATTAACGAACGACTATGATCAATGTAACTGACAACTGCGTGGCCAAAGTAAAAGAACTTATTGAAGAAGAGGGCAATCCAGATCTAAAACTGCGTGTCTTTGTACAAGGTGGCGGATGCTCAGGATTTCAATATGGATTTACATTTGATGAAATTCAAAATGAAGATGATTTTGATCTAGATGTATCAGGTATTAAATTTGTAGTAGATTCAATGAGCGCCCAATATTTACAGGGCGCTGACATAGACTTTGTAGAAGATCAATACGGCGCAAGCTTTACAATTAAAAATCCAAATGCTCAAACTACCTGTGGATGCGGGTCAAGTTTTAGTGTTTGATACCATATTCTCGTTCTAATTCTTCCACCATAGCCATAATTTTGTCAAAGGCGATTTCTCGTTCTCTAGCTCGCACTTGATGCAGTATTTTTACCACATAGTTTTCATAAATTGTATTCCAAATATCAATTCTGTTTCTCCTTGAATTAATATCTGATGTAATAGCAGTAGCACGAATATAATAATCTAAGACTTTTCTTGGGTCAGCTAGATATCTTAGTTCTTGCAATAAAACTGTATCATTTAAAGTTTGATTATCTTGATTTAATTCAATACTGTTATACAGAATACAACTGTCCTGTCTACTGAGTAATTCAGAAATACAATGTTCCTGATCACCATTAGCATCACAAACTTCACAAGGTTCTCGACCTGCTAAAAATTCCTGGACACTAATACCCATTTTTATCCTCTCTTGAAGAAATTTTTAATTTTACCATATAGCTTACTAGTAGTTGATATAACCGTAACCATGCCTAGTAGTATTGTTGTGGTGCCCCAAATTAGTGCTGTCTTGGCCCACATAGGCATGCTACCGCCGCGATTGAATCGAGCAACTAGTCTGCACATAGGCAAACCAATATCCATAATCACGCGACCAGCTGGGTTAGACTTTTCATAGCCTTTGGCTCCCATTCTATAGGCCATTTCTTCGGCCCAGGGCCTTGCTATACCATCTAGATAGTAAGCTACAATCTTAATTTGCAGATCTTTACGCTTTTGTTCATCTCTAATCCACGGGAACACAACTTTTCTAAATGTAGCACTGCCCTTACCTTCTAATAGATCAACCACAGGGCCGGCCCAACGTAGGTAGCCGTTATAAGCATCTGGATCTCCATCACGTAACAATACACCAAATGCTTGATCAGCTTCGTTCATGGCTGTATCAAAGTAGCCTAGTTCGGCTAATTTCTGACAGATAACTTTACATCCACCACCACCTCCACCGCCACCCGAGTCAGGTGGAGTAGATGGAGCCGGTGCAGGTCTTGGGGTGGTGTCGGGGCCTTCTGGACCTTTGATAGTAATTTCTGCAGGCGATTTGTCAAGCCAAATTGGGTTGTTCGGGCCTGGAGTCTCAGTATTTGGAGTTCCGCTACCACCTCCGCCGCCACTACTTGGTGGTTGAGGAGTTGGTGGTTGTTTAGGTCCTCCCCAATTGTCTTGACTTTCAACAACTGGGATAGGAAGAGCACCAAATAATGATCGCCATGCTCCGTTGACTTTTACCGCAGATGCAATAAATGGTTTCCAAACATTATTGACTTTTACAAATTGTCCAATTAGTTTCTTCCAACCACCATCTACTTTAACTTGTGCGGTGCCTACCCCGCCTGAAAATTCAAGTATGACAAGTCCATTTCCGCCGTTAGGACTACCTGCAGCCACTGGGGGACGTCTAGAATTAAATATTTCAATATTTGAATTAGTTTGATCTGTAATAGTTAAGGCAAAAGCTCCAAACGTAGTAAGGTTTGTAGCTGATATACTTAATTGATGAAGACCTTCTGTTATTCTTGGAGTTTCTTCCGCTCCTGTCTTGTACCAATATGAGTTATTACCTCTAGTGGGTGGCGACATATCAAGCACAGTACCACCATCAATTTTTACTACGGCTCCATTATCCGCGTAACCCTTAAAAATATATCTACCAGTCTTAGGGAAAAAAACTTGATAAGTGCGTTCAAATTTAGGTGTGTTTGGATCTTGATTCCACACGCCATTTTGATTTAGGAATAACGGATATGCTGCTGATTGTACACAAGGAAAGACATCTGTGCCTTCGTTACCTACCCCACCAACACCTGTACCGGGAATATAACCTTGCACATTAGTTCCGCCGGGGTATATGCCGTCACCTAAATTAATTTCTCCAGATTTAACATCTTCGCCATAAAGTAATTCGCCTGATTGTCTACATTCGTGAATAGTGTAGCCGCCTTGTGATATTGGAGGCACTACCTTACCATTTACAACAAATCTATAAGCAGGCTGACCTGGATAAGCAATGACTACCAAACCAGACCCACCACTGCCGCCTGGTCCATCAAACCCGCCACCTCCGCCACTACCAGTATTTGGTTGGGCATCTAAAATATTGTCACCATTCCAAGCCAAATAAACATAGCCATCTCCGCCAAACCCAGGATTAGACGAATATTTACTTCCTGTAGCTGATCCACCACCACCTGCACCACGCCCACCATTTGTTGCTTTAGGGCCTCCTTGATAGTTACCACCTCCTTGGCCTCCTTCGCCTAATGGTGAATCAGCACCGCGGCCACCTATATAGTTTGGCTTCTCGCCTTGTGATCCAGCCTCGCCTTGATTGCCATTTGGTGTTCCACCGATACCACCGGGTGCTGCCGGAGTGCCACCAACTCCGCCTCGACCACCACCAAGAATAATATCATGCAACGCAGTATTAGATCCGGCTTCCAAAATTCTTATTCTTGTGTTGACTCCATTGGAGCCTCCTGTTCTACCACCGGCGCCAACCACTATTTCAATTTCTTGTCCAAATCCGACGTTGTAGGATGTTCTAGTTAAGTAACCTCCACTGCCACCACCACCTCCACCGGTTGGAGTTCTTGCTGCCCCTGCGCCACCGCCAGCTACTGCTTCAAGCACAATTGAGCTGGTATTTCGTGGTACTCTAAACCGGTAAGTACCGGGTTTTGTAAATTCAATATCATTACTACCTGATCCACCATCGCCGCCACCAGATTGTCCAAATCCTTGACCAAAGTTTATGGCTGTTGTGGGTATAAGGCTGGCAGCACCACCGCCACCACCGGCTAAATTATATGTTGCTCCTGTTTTGCCCAATGCGAGAATTCTTCCTCGACCGCCGTCGCCCCCTCGACTGTTACCTTGTCCGCCAGCTGAGCCGGCACCACCACCGCCACCGCCAGCGCCTAGACCGTTAGTTGCTCCACTTGCAGATCCGCCATTGGTGTAATAAAGAGTACTTCTAATACCTACATTGGGTTGACGTCCGACTGTACCTGCTACTCCACCGGCAGCTGATCCAGTTCTTCTTCCTACCCCTGCACCACCGCCACTGCCTGTTGTTGTTGCCTTATTGACATTATCGGCAGTACATCCACCATTTTGACCATTACCAGTTGAGCTGTATGGAGCACCCACTGAACCGCCTAATCCCCCTGGTCCTACTGGAAAGTATTCCTTTTCGTTAAACCATATAGCTGACATGCCATCAGGCAATTTGTCGCCACCGGTACCGCCTACCTGAATATATTGATAAGTGCGTAGTCTTATTTCACCAAATGCCAATGCCCCGGCACCGCCTCCACCGCCCGTACTGCCGCCATCGCCACCTCGACCCACCATTAAGAAATTAGCTTCAGGAATTTCCTGAGGTTTTGGAACAACTTGGGATCCGCCTTTGAAGCCACCACGACCTGCGGTACCTGAAATATCAACTCCATCTGCATTTCCCCCAGCAGCCGCGCCGCCAGCACCACCATTACATCCACCACCACCACCGCCACCACCACCGCCTCTACTTAGAGAGCTTTCACCTGTTTGTCCTGCTCCAATACTGTTTTGATATCTTGTAGGTTCTTTACTTTCGTTAGAACCGTTTTGACCTTCAGCTTTGCTGCCAGCACCACCACCTCCAGCACCACCACCGGCAGTTGCAGCACCAATAACAGTTGGCTCTCTTACAATTTGCACATATGGTATTCCGTAGAGTGTTCTTTGAATTTCTTGTTGAGTGCGAGCTATGTTCCATAATCTCACATCGCCAACATATCCTTGCCAACGACGGTTATTAAGACTATTATTGCCTACTCGATAAGGCCGGTCAAGATGAATACAATTATATCGCCAAACAAATTTTGATATTTGACCGTTTGCCATGGGAAAGCCATCAACTGAAGCTTGCCACCTTTTTACTCCGTCAATATAGACAATAGCATCATTATTAAAAAACACTGCTGATACTAACGCAGTTACATTAACAGGCAAGACAATATTAGTAATGATCAATCCACCATCTGGTGCCGAGTTCCAATTGCCCTGCCCCCAGTCTACTGCAAATACTATTCGACCGTCCTGCAATCGTCCCGCGCTGTACTGATAATCTTTGTTCATAAAAGCGCCACCCCAGGTTGGCTGGGAGCCTGGGCCGCTAGCACGTATCCAGGCTTCAAGAGTAAAGGGTTTTGGTCTGCCTGCTGAATCTAACCCAGATAGTTGATAAACCGGGCTAGTTCCAAAATTTTGACATAATTCTGTTTGACGAGCTTGAAAGTAAAACGCTTTAAGAGGGTCTTCGGCTATCCTAGGATAGCCAGGTAGCGTAACTTGATCTATTTCAAAAGTTGTGCAATCTGTACTCTTGTTAGCCGTAACTTCATTGAGCCATACTTGAGATGGTTTTGCAACGGCAACCTGTTCATAATAATTGGCCACTAGACCATTAGGCACTGTATAGGTGGTTGTTGTGTTAATCTTGCTTGTTGCAATTGATATAATTGTAGCACCGCCACCTCCTCCACCTCCGCCGGCCAAAGATTGCGATCCAATTTGACCACCATAACCACCGTAGTAATTAAACTTACCGCTACCTATATTGACAGCACTATTGCCACCAGCACCACCTACGTAGGTTTGACTTGTTAAATTTTGAACGGTGAAGGTGATATTGTCGCTGCCTTTTTGGCTAGGCGCATTATAAATGATACCATCAGCATATCCAATAATGAAAATCTCATCATCCTTTGGAATAGGCAAATCAAATGCACAGAAATTTACATCTTTACTTCTACCGCTTCTATTGTCGTTGTAGTCTGCACGTTGAGTCCAAGATGCCGGAGTGCCATTTTTTGCAGCACCTGCTGGTAAATTGTTGTTGTTAAATGGATTTCCTAACCAGTTGTATCTTGCTAGATCCCAGGTTTGACCGCGCTTGAAAGTGTAATAACCTACTCTTATGACTTGATCAATATTGCCACGACCGTAAATTTGCACTGGTTGTGCTATTGTGATTACTTTTCCAAATGATAAATTTAGTTTTGCTAACTCTTCTTCGGTCCAAGTTGAAGTATCACTTAGAAAGGCCATACCGCGGTCTGGTACGCCACCAAAGTCGTATCCAGACTGTGGTTGATAAAAATTTACTACCGGTGCATATAATATTGGTACACGATCAGTTAAATCCAAGTTTGGACCATTTCTAGTGGTCCATATTATATTTTTGAGAGATACGCCACCAGTATACGTTATAATGTCGCCCGGCCCCATTGCTGATGTTGCCTTGCCAGTAATTACAATGGCTGCACCTGCTGGGTTTCCACTGCCGCGTGTTTCGTTTCTTAGGGTGTAAGTTAGAGTGTAAGTACCAGCCTCTGGTACTGTAATATTTCTACTATCTGGATTACCTTTAAAATTGTTAGCTAGATTAAATCTTGTACCTCTAAAGTCAACAGTAATTGAGTTATCGCATGCTGTTTGTATTTGGTATGTACCGGCGTAGGGAAAATAAATGTTATTTTCTACAGTTTCTTCGCCAGCTCGGTTGTCAGGAATATCACTGACAGCCCAAGTTTGCATAAATGAGCTCCAGGTATTCCAAGTCCTTGATCTTAAAGCTCCACTGTATTGGGGATATATGGCCTTAGTTGGATCAGTGACAAATCCATAAGTTGCTGCTGGTCCTACCCCGGAACTGGGATTACCAGTAATGGTTGCACTGTAAAGTTTTTTCTTTCCTTCTCTAAAACGACCTTCTTTACCACCGCCACCAACATAGATTTCAACAGTATCGCCAGGATTGATAACCATTGACCCTGTAGTGTAACTACCAGCACTACCGTTGCCGCCATAAAATTCGCCGCTGTCGCCACCAGCACCGCCACCGCCTCCCCAACAATGATAAGTCACGTACCTATCATAGCCAGTTGGCATAGTGAAAACTTGTTTTGAATTTGTGTAGGGAAAAATTTTAAGTTGTTTTGCCATAGTTAGTTCTGATATTTAAACCAAAAATCTCCGTTTACACCAACATTAGGGTCAGGATCAGCTGTACTTACGTACTTTGCACTTCCTTGCCATAAAGAATTTCCAAGCGGTCCTGCCACTGCCTGTACAAATGCTGTGGTAGCAATTTGTGTTGTAGACGTAGCTGCTGATGCAGTAGGTGCTCTAGGATTTCCAACAAACAAAGGACTGTTTAACGGAGCAAAGCCGCTTAAATCAATATTAGAAATAGAATTGTTAACAAATGCAACTGTGGTTATTTGTTCAAAAATTGTGCCATCTGGTAAAGGTGCTCTTGGTATACCAGTTAAAACAATATTGGCTTTTTGATCTTGAACAAATTGTGTAGTGGCAATTTGATTTGTAGATGTTGTATTTGCTGCTGTTGGCGCAATTGGTACGCCAGTTAAGATAGCATTATTTTTTGTAGCATACAGACTGATCTGAGTGTTGTTGTATAAAACATTGGCAAATTCAGTTGTGGCAATCTGTGTGTTAGCAGTTAAAATATTAGCAGTGGGCGCTGTTGGTACTCCAGTTAATGTGGCATTGACCTTGGTAGCATATGGGCTTAGATCAGTGCTGGTCACATAATCATAGACAAACTGTGTGGTAGCTATCTGAGAGTTTGACGTAGTATTAGCCGCAGTAGGCGCGGTAGGTACTCCAATTAAGTTAGGACTATTTCTTGGTGCTAGGTCAATAAAGTCAATAGTGTTCTTGACGAACAGCGTAGTGGCCACTTGATTAGTATAACTGCCATTGGCCGCAGTAGGAGCTTCTGGTACTCCGGTAAAAATTGGACTGTTTTTTTGATTCTGTACAAATAGTGTTGTGGCAATTTGATTGTTAGCTGTAGCCACGGGAGCGGTAGGAGCTTGCGGAACACCAGTAAATATTGGACTTATCTTTTGATCTTCTACGTATTGCACCGAAGCCATACTAGTCCAAGCATTACCTGTGCGTAGGTACACAATTTGTGTACTGGTATTATACCACCACTGTCCTTCAAGAGGCGTACTTGGTGCAGTTGGAGCAGCAAAGTTTTCCATGATCCACACATAGTTTTCGTTTTCGGCCACACCATAATCAGTAACACTACGACCTACTAGCTGTAACACAGTGCTGGTAGTGTTTATAGTGCCGTCGGGTATGACTGCAACTACTTGACCACGAAAGTTATTAATAATATAAGACATCTATTGCTCCGTTTTTATCTTAATTCTGCCCAATACACAATACCTGGTGTATTTTGATTTATTCTATAAGTAGACCCAGGTGGTACAATAGCAGTAACTTGCTCGGTGACATTAGCTGGAACTCTAGCCACATTTACGTTATCTACCAAGAATTCACTATTCTGAGGTGATCCAGCTGTGATAGCTACCTGTATGGGTTTACTGGTGGTATTGGTATAGGTAGTGTTTGCTGCTCGACTTGGCAGGACATTTTGCCAGGTTTGACCATATCCTACGCCGCCATCTCCACCGCCACCTCCACCGGTGCCTCCTGACAGCTCTCGCCATGCTATGAAATTTACACCAGAGACTGGGTCTAAACGATAAGTAGATCCAGGCGGAACAATAGCGTATACATAAGCCGGACAATTATCCGGACTTGATCCAAATCCGCTTACTGAAGCTACTGGTATATTATCAACAAAAAACCAGTTTGTAGTATTTAAATTTACATTTACTGAGCCATATATTGAAACCTGTAAGGGTTGAGTTGAGTTATTGGTATAGGTTATTCCAAAAGCTCTTGACAATGTAACATTTTGCCAAGTGGCTCCAGTAAATGCCGGAGTACCACCGCCACCGCCACCGCTACCTCCTCTTAGTTCTCGCCATGATGTGACAGCCACACCTGATATTGTCGCTAATCTATAAGTTGATCCATTAGGAACTGTAGCATATACATACGCGGGTGGTATAGCTCCCCCTCCAATGGAACCTCCAACTTTGCAAACTGGCTGTTCATCAACAAAGAACCAATCTGTTGGTGGTACACCAGGTGCGGTAGGAGGATAATTTGAAGGCCCGCTAGACAATGATGCACTAATAGCAACTTCAATGGCGTAACCTGTGTTATTTGTATAGGTAGTGCCAGTTACACGACTTGGTGATTGCCATGTTGCACCTGTATAAATTGAACCACCGCCACCGCCACCGCCGCCACCACCACCTGGATTTTCTAACTCCCACCATTCTTGTACTACACCACCGGTAAATCTATATGTATTGTTTGGTGGTATTACCACAAAACATGATCCATAGCCATAAGTGCCATTGGTAAATGCAGCTCTACCGAACGGTATGGCAGGACTTCCGTTCATAGAAATATTAAACAGAGTATAAGCAACATCACTAACCAAGGTTACAAAAAGTTGAAGTGGTGCGCCAGTCGTATTTGTATAAGTTGTATTGAGTGATCTTTGATTTTTCTTGTTAAACCAAGTACCGTAGCCAAAGCCGCCACTACCACTAGGACTGCCGCCACCGCCAATAGTAAAGACGCCATTGTTGTTAACTACCGTGATGCTACTGCTAGGGTCTGATCGTATATTAACGACATCTGCTGAAACTACTTGACCTCCAGCAGTTTGTGTGACTTTAATACCAGAACCTGCTACCACTGGCACACCACCACCTCCGGTAGCCGATATGGTTGAATAAATGCCCGAGGTAGTGATAGAAATTCCTGGACCAGCCTGAAGAATTCCACCAGTGTTCACAGTGTCATCATCAAGCTTGATCATGGCTACCATGCCTACATAGGGTGGCAGATTTTTACCAGTGCCGCTTTCACCTGCTGAGTTGATTGTTACGTTAGTAACATTAGCTGTAACATTTCCTCCAACTCCTGCTGGAGGAACAGAACTTCCACGACTTAATTTTGCGCCTGACCCAACACTCGAGATGTTAAAAAATTCTGCATATTGTGTATGAGCATGTC